TACTGAATTTTAATAGATTACCTGAAGCAGCTAATACACCACTATTAAATACCTTAACTCCTAAAATTGTATTTGTACTATTTACCTGATCATCATCAAACTTACTACTTCCTGTAAGTCTTCGATAGCCTCCCTTTATGCTTGGCTCAAAGTTTTGTAAAGCTACCGCTGCTCCCGGTGGAATAGAGAAATCGTCCTTATCTAAAATAAGACCACCACCTAAAGAAACTGTAACTGGAGATATAGAGGAAGTATCTGGCATTAATGATTATCCCGTAACATTTAGTTCTTCTTCAATAAACAATGATACTGTAAGATCGTCTGCAGCAGAAGCTTGTGCTTTAAATATATCTCCTGCTTCTAGTACAATATTAGTATCAGCAAATTGTTTGTAATTATCTGCAGCTACACTAAAAGTACTAAGTAAATCATACGTAGCACTTGCAGAAGTATCTGTCCACTTTAAAGTTATGTTAGCTGCACTTGATCCATCTATATTTGTTACCCATACTTCTTTTATTCTTGCGGTAAAGTTTGTAGGACAAGTATATACTGAAGTAAGACTAGTGCTATCTAATGCTGCTGCTGCATTTTTTAATCTTAGTGACATTCATTTTTACCTTCACTACATCCACAAGGATTTCCAAGAGAATATTGACAATTTTCACATGTGCAATTTTCATTATTACACATAATGATTAAAAAGATGAAGACGTGGTATATGCAGAACTACTTGAACGAGGAATATATGTTGAACGCATATAATCAAATCTGTTTATTAAAAGTGTTTGCATATGTTTTATACCTTCATTAAACATTGCAAAACTTCTTTCGTATAAAGGTACTTCACTTCGATATAAATATACGTAAGATACAGCCCCATCTACAATTACATGTTTAAATCTATCGGGAATAGTAGTTGTGTCACTATGAGCAGATAAATCTGTACTTGGAAACGTATAATAATCAAAAGCTAAAGTATATGCCTTATTTGGATAGGGAAATAACCCATAAGCATTATCAGGAGTACGAAACACATGGCTAGGAATACTACCACCATCAAATTGTGTTACAGTATCATCATCAGAATGAGCAGCCGCAGTAGTTCCTCCTGCTGCTCTTGTAGCTCCTGTAAAGGTAGTTGAACTAACTCCTGTATATGTAATTTCTTCTTCGTTAATAACAATTGTACCAGTAGAATCAAATCCTGTAGTTGAGTCTACGGTTATAGTTGTATCTGAATCTGTATGAGAACCGTTTAGTGCAGTATTAACTACTTCATCTTCTTGACTAATATGCATATCTAAATATTCATGGTAATCTAATGTAGATAAATGTTGCGTAGCATTTCCTAATGTAGAACTCTTTTGTACTCTAAATGTAGCATAATCAACCCATTTTGTACTGGAGGGTAAAGCATATCTTGTTATACCCGCAGTTAATGTTTTTGAAGCCTCTGATGTGTTAAAAGGCCAAGTAAATTCTCGTTGATTAATATATCTAATGGCTTGATTTACAGCATTCTTAGCTTGTGTTTGAATGCCACGAGAACTACTGAAATCAGAAGATGTTAATTGCACTTCATTCATTTTTGCAAGAACATCATTAGTGTAGGTTAAAAAGGTATTTGCCATTTGCTATCCTATATATAGTTATGATGGGGAGAGGAAAGTTCTTCCCCCCTCCCCACCAAAGTTAACTAAGCAAGCTGATCTCTATCAACTTCATCAGCGGCTTCTGCATAGCCATTTACGTCAACGAGACACGCATAAACTCGCAGTCTGCCAGAAGTAACGTCAGCGGAAGCAGCAATCAACGTAACGTCAATCGTATCCGTTGTCGTAACCCAACCTTCAAACAAAGAATCAGCACCAGTAATAACGTCATTGGCCTGACCGTTTGTTCCTTCAGCAAGAATACCCGTAGAGGAAACATCTCCACCATCGATAATATCATCACCAGCAGCAAAATCAATATCCACTGTTGGGGAAGTACCGTCAAAGGCTTTAAGAACTTCTGCCCCAGCAAACAAAACAAAAGTATTTGCAGGGATTTCTAGAAGCTGGAAAATATCACCATTCGTACAGCTATAACTGTCTGCAGTTAGCGCGTCCATATCAAGAATAGCATCTACCATTCTCATAGTACTTCCGGGACGAGTAACTTGAAGAGAAGCAATAGAAGATGCACTTACGCCAGTAGTAGATTTGGCTGTCATATCAAAAGTTGCCATTGTACATACTCCTCTATGCTATATTATAAATCGCAGTGGCAATTGCTTCTGGACGCAAAATCTTACGACCATAAAGGTGCATACCACGCACGATATCGGCAAAGCTATCAGGATCACGATACGATTCCGTTTTCGTAATCTGGCTAGCGGTGGCTACGGAAGCTGAATGCCCAGCAACAATCACACCATAGTTAGATTTCTGGTTTGCCGAGCCACTTGTGCCGGGACCAGTACCTACTGCTGGAAGATTGTTAGAGACATAAACTTTGAAGCCGTAAAGATTGTTGAGAACAAGACCGTTGCGTAATGCTCCAGCCTCACCAAAATCTTGATTCAAAAGACGCGAATCTTCATCCATCAAAACTTCCATGAAATGTGGAGACACAACTAGCCAACGACCATCTTTGTCAACAAACTGAGTGTCTAAAAGCCGACCCATCCTAGCAATAACCATATTAGGCGAAGCCGTAGCAGTCGGAAGCGCACTAGCTCCCGGCAACCGTGGCGCAAGAGGAATTGAATGATCCCCCGCCGACGTAGTGGTAATATTGCCAAAAGAATCTTTCCTCACCTTCATTGAAGTAAGCAATTCATCTGAACCAGCAGTAGATACAGCCTTGGTTCCAGAAACCGTAGTATTAGCGGAACTGGCAACTGCACTTACAGAAGCTTGTGCATAACCTGAAAGGTAGCCCAATACTTCTGCATCATACTGATCTTTTAGGCGATAACCCGCACGATCAGATGCTACTGACTGAAAATTCACATGAGAATGTGCCTCTTCAATGTCGTCAACCTTAAAGGCAAAGTAATTAGCCTGATCTACGACCAAACTAAAATCTTCATCATCAAGGTCTTGAGGAGAGATTTGAGTACCACGGGCATACGATCTGACCGTGATCTCAGGCTCTTTGATAATACGAACTGTATCACCAAAGCTTGCGATATCACCAAAATAGTCGTTATTGGTAATACCTTCAGCTACAGAACTTTTACGAAAAGCTACCTGTACCTGTTTAGAGTAAATAACAGGGCTAAAATTGCCATTCGGCAAATTGTTATACCCTGCCGCACGTTGAAAAGCCATAATCTTTCTCCTTTTCTCATTACGAGTGAGCAGCAAGGCTCACAAGTGTGACATAAATATCACACCACAAGGTTTAACTTTTCTAGGGGCCAGCTACATAGAGGGTAAGATAAATAATGATCAAAAATTTATCGGCCTTGTTTACTGGGTATACCGAAAAGCGTAGTCTAAAAAACTAGAGGTAGCATATTAAATATGGGCCTAGTTCTTTTAATAATACCTTTATAGTTAAATATTATATTTTGTCAAGCTAAAAATGTATTTTATCTAGCTTCTCCAGATATATCATAGACAAACTTTCCTGCTCGGATTGATTCCATGATCTTATCTGAATTTTGTTCGTATTCATCAGCACTCATTTTATCTACAGTAGACTCTTTCCATTGTAAATTATTTCGGTTATTGTCAGGAGCACTTCTTTTGTTTCTTGTATCTACTTGTTCAGCAGCAGATTTATTTTTAGAGGCTTTGCTAGGCTTAGATACAGATATATCTTTATCTACTTTATATAAGTCAATTGCCCTAGCTGCAGAACGTGCATCTGTTTCATTTTCATAAAGAGCTTCTTGTACCCATTTTGGTTGTTCTTCTGCCCATTGATGGAAATCATCAGTAGAACGAATGTCTTCAAAATCAGGATGTATCGCAAAAAGTTCTGCTTCTGCTTTTTCTTTTTTAGCTGAAGCTTGAAGCTTGTTTATTTCTTCCATCTTAGTTTCTAAATCTTCAGATTGTTCCTTTGCTTTTTTTATTGCAATTGTTTCAATTATTGCAGCTACGTCAGGATATTCTTTTGACCAAACATCAATCTCTTCTTCTGTTTTAGGCAACTGTATCTGTGCTTTAGTAACTTCAGAAAGTTGTGACTCTAAAGTAGAAAGTTTTTCGTCATATTCTTGCTTTTGTTTTTGTGAATGCCTACGTAAATCCCCATATCGTTTCTTAAAGGTTTTTTCTTCTGGGTTATCAGGCTCTATGTTATCTTCAGCCTCTTTCTGTGCTTTCTTTTCTTCTACACTTTGTTCCTGTTTTAATTCTTCTAGCTCTTTTTCTTCATCTTCAATTGTTTTTCTTGTATTGTATTTATCGCCTGCAAAACCTGCAACTTTTTTTACTGGTTCTACTACACCAATTTCATCTGACATATTCTTACTCCTGTGTTGGGGCCAACCGTAGCCAAATTCGGGGGGTTAGGTAAGGCCAACAAAATGAGGATTATTGTAGTTAGGCTAATCCTCTGCCTTGCTCCATTGGTACTGGAGGTTGTTCCGCTTGCATTGGCATCTGTGGTTGTGGTTGTGCAAGTGGTCGTGGTTGCATTGGTTCTTCCATAGCCATAGCTTCTTCACCACCAAACTTTTGCATTAATCTTTTAGTTGCTTCTATATCTCCCAATAATGCGTTAAACATATCGTTTAAATCTTCAGGAGGCATTTGTAAAGTACCTGATACCGCTTCAGTAATAGGAGGATTATCCATTATAAAAGATTTCATAAAAGTAGTTTTTTCATTAGGCAGTCCCACTAAAAAGTTTCCAAAATCAGCCAACAATGTTTTTGGATCACTTCTGGATAATCCTGTATCCATTACCTCTTCTTGTTCCATTGAAACTTCACTAATGGCTTCTTCCATTGGCGCTTCAGCCATCCTACGAGGAGGAAGAGAAGGACGCCGCTCTGTTCGTCCTTGATTAAACATTTCCATTTGTTCTTGAGGTACTATTGCTTCTGGCATTGTTTTGTTTCCTTTATATTTTAAAGAGGACCAATTTCTTGAGCCGTTTTAGGTTGTGTATCTAAATACTTTTGTATTCTTTTATCCATCCATTTACGAATAATCTTCTGTGTTCTTTCTTTACCGTCAAGCCATTCTGCAAAGCTTTCGCCATATTTACCATATGCTTTATAAAGCCATTTTGGAGCTTGTGTGCATAACCATGAACGGAATATCTGCCATTTCGGATTATCTTCTCCGTATACTTTTCGGGCTACCCAACACCAAGGGGATTGGCTTGATGGAGAAGATGGTCCTGTAGCTGCTGTTCCAGTAGGCCCAGTAGGTGAAGTATGTCCTGCTCGGCCACTATAAAAACCAGTACCTTCCTTACTTCCCGTTGGGCCAGAGTATGATATATTTGGACCCATCGCCGCATAACTAGCTGAATAAGGAGTCTTTGCCTTTAATGAGTTATCAAGATTTGTTTTTGTTATTGCTGCAATCTTGGCTTTCCTATCATTATAATCCTGCGTAATAGTTTTTTCTCCTTCCTTCGAAATCTTTGTTCCGTACATAGTATCTGCTAACGTAGCCATTTTAGAATGTTCTGTAAGTCCCTCTTCTCCCATTGCATCATCAGAAGGAAGAAGACCAAAAAGAGAATCATCTCTTAGAGCATATATATGTGCTTTAGCTTCTTTGCTCAAACTTTTAAAATCTGCCATAGGCATTAAAGCATTTGTTGTATCATGTTTGTAACTATAGAAATTTCCATCAGATAAAACCATTCCATTTTTAGTACCTATTGCATTTGGAGCATCAATACCTATAACGTTCCCATTGCTATCCTGCTGTATAGCATTCTGTATTTCCACAGTTGTCATATTGGTTAAATCTTTGACAAAGGCCGGAGCGTAAACTGATCTGTAAACATCCTGTACAGATCGAAAAGCTGTTACATCTTTGTCATTATATGCTACTAATGCTGTGAGGCCAAAAAGACTAGGAACAGCATGGACAGACCAACCAGAAGCAGCATGATAGCCCGTACCGGCAATTGAAGATTTACCAGTCACAGAATTTACTGCCCCTTGCATCATTGCTGATTGTGTTTGATTTCCATGAAAAGCTAAAGATTTTCCCAGTTTAGCAAGTCCCGTTACAGCTACGGAAGGAATACCCACTAAACTCGTAACCGCATGTATAGCTGTTTCAGCAATGTCTGCATGTGAAAGATCTCCAACTGGTGATTCTACTGCTATTCCTTCCATTGATACATCTGGTGCAGTCCTAGCAGCTATATCGGATTGTGACAGCATAGGTTGTGAAAAACGGGCAAATTGTGCATTTATTGAACTATGAATTGACTGAACAGTAGCTTGATTCTGGGCTGAAAGAGTAGCAGGTACAGCAGGGGTTACAGAAGGTGGTGTTACACCTACAACACCACTTGGAGGACTTGGAGGACCACCCGGAGCTACAGGAGGTTGTTGAGCTATTACAGGAGCTTGAATAGGTTGTTGCATTTGTGGTGCAGGTACAGCTTCTTCAACAGATGGAGAATATCCTGTAGGAATAGTTCCTTGTATCTGCCCATTAACGCTAGTCATATAAACAATATTTCCTTCAGCATTTGTGTACGGTATAACTTTATAACCACCTGTACTTGGTATATTGTGCATTGTATAAGAAGGAGTATATGTCTGAAATCCCGGTCCATATACAGATTCAGATGTCGTACCTACAGGAGCAATAGGAGCAGCACTTCCTATTTGTTCTCTCGTATATGTTCCTGTAAGTGTGTTTTGTTGCCCCGGAGGAGCTACAAACTTAAACATGTTAGGTTGTCCCGCTATTTCAATAAAATACCCACTAGGATATGGAGACATTATAGGAGTAGTTTGAATGTTTACAGGAGGTAATGGAGCTACTGTAGAGACATCTTGAGTAACAGGTTGTGCTATTGTAGGTGTAGGAATTTTAGGAAGTGGAGCACTAGCCAATCCACCAAATTGATACTCAGGAATATCTTTTGCTCCCATTTTAGGTAGAGGTTCACTTTGATCCATTATTGCTTCATCAGGATTGCCCACTAAACCCATATCTTTCATTTGATCATAGCCTCGCTGTGCCTTTTGGATAGAATCTACATATGTTTCTACACCATGATAGTTTACAGCATATTCAGGAATTACCATTTCCCCTTTGCTCATCTTTACGTCAATGTCATCTCTTACACCTTCAGGCGTACCTCCTAGTGGTACTTCATTTCCACTTACAGGATCAATAGATTGTTCTTGAGGCTCAAATCCCATCATGTCCATTTGATCTTCTGTGTCGTCATATACTTCTTCTTCTGTTCTTGCCATGTTTAAGCCCCCGCTTTGGAAGTTCTTTTGTTTAGTAATTAGACCACCTGTTTTAAACCGTTTATTACCCTCTTTTAGTACAGATTCACGCATTTCCTTAGTAATAGGTAAAACCCATACTTCTTCCCGTTGCTTCTCAGCGATGCGAGAAAGAATGTTATCCGGCGTGGCAGAAGATAAATTCAAAAATTCGTCTTCTGTAAGCGTTCTTTTAAAACTTCCTTTTGTGACTTGTCCTCCACCATGCTTATTACTAAATGTTTGAGCATATCCTGTTAATACTTCATCGTAAAATGGTATTAACCGCTCATCGTCATATCTGTCTGCTTGTGTTTTTCCTACCGTCCATGAAACTGCATTTTTTCCTTCTTTTATAGCTTTATATACAAGCCTATTAAAAGTAAATTCATGCCATGTCTTTTTAAAAGGTAAATCTGCAATGCGACCACCTTGACTTTCTAGCCAAGGTGCTAATTCAATTCTTAATTTCCTCCGTTCATTTGTATCAAAATTTCTAAGTTCGTTATAACGATCTAGTTTTGCTTGTATCTCTTCAGTTATAGGTGGAGGTTCTTGTACATATCCATATTCTCGTCCTTCCGAATGTACTTTACTTTGTATTTCTTCAGCATGAAGAGTTTCAATAATTTCCCCTTCTACCTTAACATTATCTCTTTTTGTTGTTCGTAGATGTGCTACAATATTGTCTTTTATATCCCGATAATGAGGATCATTATAGTTTCGTGGCCCGTACACCGAGAGGCGGACGCCAGACATTCGCGCCGCCTGACTTGCCATCTTGCCGAGCGGATCGGGACGTCTAGGAACTGTAAGTAATAGCTCTTCGTAATTCTCGCCACCGGGACTAGCGTATTCCCTCCATCTTGCTCCAATAACTTCCGATTCTGTCATAGTAATATTTTGTTCATGTGCTTGTGTTTGTATTTTTGCTTCTTCAAGAGTATTATATGTATTAACTAAACCTTCATCTGCACCAAAGCTAGTATTCCAATCTAGCGAATTATGACCAAAAATTTCGTACTTACCGTCCTTAGTTTTGAATAGCTCAAAGTTACCGCCCTCTTCAATTGCTACATCAATATCTGCTTGTATAGAAGTATCTAAAGCATTTAAAAAATCTTTTTTTGTTTCAGGATCAAGTCCTTTTATACCATGATGTACAACAGTACTTCTAATTTCCTCGCGAGTAGGCTCAAGTGAATCCGAGAGAAATTCTTCACTCGGCTTCATGGGATATTTATTCTCATCAGCAGCATTCATATATCTATAAATATTTTTAAATTCTTGGCCCCACCGGAAGCCATGGTACCCGGCGAATTGAGTAAGAGTATCTAAAATAACTTCTGTTTTCTTAGCCTTGTATTCTTCGCTAGAAATAAAACTCTTATCTCCCCATTCTAATTGTGGTAAATCAGCTTGATCTTTTAATACTACTTCACTAAGTTTAACTTGATTAGCCTTAAAATAGTCTTGAACTTCTTGTTGAGTAACCTTTTTTTTACCTTCTAAAAACTTAGCTAACCCTGATTCATGTATCTCTTCTTTTGTTGCTCCTCTTTTAATGATTGCTTTTAATACTTGATCACCGGGAGCTACTTGTTGGTGTTTAAATAGTGGTAATTCATCTATTGCACGACCAACAACAGAATAAAAACCTAGCTCATCTATGTCGGGTCTTGGTTTTTTAGTAGTAGTAATTCTTTGGCCGATATCCTCTAAAGGAGGACCAAGATTATGACCAATACTAACATCTTCAGTAGTCAGACCTATAGGAACAGGAGATTTTCCTTGTTCTGATCGTTTTGTAAAATCTTCTGCCATTTCTTGAATTGCAGCTTGTCCTTTTTTACTTTTAAGGACTTTTCTTAAAATAAACCCAAGAGGAAGTACAGAAGCTGCAGCAATACCACTATGCATAGCAGCCCCACCAATATCACCCGTGTCTGCCGCCCGTTTTGCTGCTATACTTTGTTCTTGTGCTAAATACGGAATATCTAAACCAATTACATCCGCAAGCCCTAAAAGTTTTCGTTCACTAGCAGGATTACCTAAAGTACTTTCAGCAAAGTTTCTTGCGGCATGTTTATCCATTCCTACAGATGTTAGAAAATCTTGAATAGTTGCACGACCTTCTTCACGCCATGTAGGTTTATGAGGAGCTAGAATATCTTCTCTAGCTTCTATATCTTCTCGTGTCATTAAACTGCGAGGGTCAGAAGCAATTGCCGCCTTTTCAGCTTCAGTTGGTATATATCCTTCTTCATCTGTATCTGGATCATAATAGTATCCAGATTCCTGTTTAGGAGAAACTAATCCGTTTCGTGGAGGATGAAAAGGATCAGAAGGAGGAGCAGAACCTAAACCATTAGATATGTTTAAGCCCCCGCTTTGGTAGTTTTTAAAGGTTTCACCTGAAGAATGTCCTTTTTCTTCTCTTAATTTTTGTGCCATTGAATTTAATTTATCTAGTTCAGCATTAATTTTTGGGTCTTCTAGTAGCTTATCTATATCTAAACGAGCAGCAAAACCTCTCCTAAAAAATATTTGATAGTCTCGTATTTCATCTCGTCTTTCTTTATCATTATCTATTTTTGGTATAAGATCACGATAATCCAGTAATCTTACAAGTATTTCTTCTCTAGCGTTTGAACTCCACTGATTTTTATCTTCAGTAGTAACTTTAAGAGAATGATTACCTGTCAGTGCAAGACTGGGTAATTTATAATCAGTGTTTGTTAAAAGATCAGCAATTCCTCTATGCATACCTTCGTGATAAATAGTACTTCTTACTGTTACTGAAGAAGAATCATATGGAGGATTTCTATTTGAAATAGGTGTTTTTGCTACTAAAAAATCTGTTTCTTTAGCCAAATAAGGACGATCTCCTTTTTCGCTTAATAGCTCTCTTCTGCCTCCTTCTAAATGGTCATAACGTAAAGATTTAGGGTCATCTTTATGGGGAATATACTGCCCTAAAGCTGTCCATTCTGGTACAGTTGCAACTCTTCTAGGATCAAGACCCAATGCTACAAGTGGAAATTTTCCAGCATCTTCTATTAAAGCCTTTCTAACTTCTCTACTAATTTTTGTAGTTTTTCTTGGTGCAAAAGGTAAACCAAGTTTCTGTTCTTCTAGACTTGCTCCATATAATTCTTCTTCAGTAATAGGGCGTATATCTTCTTCAGAATCTCCTGCAAAAAAATCAACAAGCGGAGAAAAAAATCCTCCTTCTTCTTCAGGTAGAGGCTTAGTATGCTGTTGTCCACTTTTTCTAGCTGATTCGTATACTCTTCTGGCTTCTTCTGTTAATCCTGCTTCTCCCCTTCCCCTTATAATAACATCTTCTGGAGAAGGTCTACCCATCATAGAATATAATTTATCTGTTCCGGCAACTTTTTTTTCTTTAGGTTTAGGACGAGGAAGAAGAATACCTTCTTTTTTTTCTTTAGGTTTAAAGCGAGGAAGAGGAATATTCTCAGCCATGTAAATTAACCTCATCCTTTAATTGTTTTATTTTACGCAAGGTAGTAATGGCTCCCTGTGCTCTGCAAATAAGCACAGAATTATCTGTTTGTTCTAAAGTAGCCTGTTGTTGCATAATCATCCAATCAATATAATCATTGAACGCGACCCACTGGCGCTTGTTGTTGACCAGTGTTTTGAGCTTGTTGAGGAGTTTGTTGTGTTCCACTAAATTGTCCTTCCATAGGTGTAGGTGCAGCCCCAACTCCAATATTACCACCGCCACCGCCTTGTAAGTCATTTGGACTTAAACCCGGAGCTTGTGCTTGTTGAGGTTGCTGTTGACCAGCGGGAGGTTGTTCAGGTTGCTGTTGTTGCAATATCTTTGCTTGTCTCATCGCTTCTTCAGGAGTATTGCATACCTTATCGGGATCAAGCCCCATTGAATTTGCAATCTCACGAATAATAGAGGTAAACTTAGCAAAAGGTGCAAGAGCAGGATTACCTACAACCTGCAAGAA